TGCAATCACGCTTAACAGGATGTAAGGTAACAGGGTCATTTGTCTCGCAAAAAAAACCATATCGCCGTTAATGCAGCGGTGACCGATGCCGCCACGGAACTGACAACGGAACTGACCACCGCACGCAGCCAAATCATTTTAATCGACTCGTGCAGTTCAAGATGTTTTTCCAGCTGCGGACACGGCTGTTTGGGGATGGGGGTTAATTTTAGTGTTGTTTTAATCGCAACCATTTCTTCCTTAACGGACGAGACATCCTCTTTCACACCGTCCAGTTTTGCATTAATCCGTTCCAGCGCGTCGCTGAATTCTTTACGGTCGATTTGATAGCCGCTGCTTGCCATTGTCATCCAAAGGTGTCTAATCGTTTTCGGTTGATTTCCTGCATACGCCGCAGCCAGACATCCAGCCGTCTCATCATCACATCAATCTCAGGCTCGGCAAAATGTCCGTCCTTTGTCATCCGAGCCAGCTCCAGCTCAATGGCTGCAATATGTTTTCCCAATTCCGCCATAAAATTATATGCGGCAGGACAGGGCAATCCTGCCGCACGTAGTAAGGAGAGGGGAGACGATTATGCCTATTGCTCCAATCGCACCTGGACGGTCGTATCCGCCGACACAGCCGCACGCACGGCCTTGCCAAGATAAGGAAGAATGGGTTCTGTGCCCGGAACCAAGGCCACTTGCTTTGTTGCCGAGTTCCAATAGAGTTTTGCACCGGCGGTGATTTCGTCCGCTGCTTTCGGCACGGAAAAAATACCAACCACTGCTAACGCACCCAACTGGCCGGCCGCGATATCGTGCTTGGCGATACCAATCAAATCGCCCTGCACAATGACATCGCCCGCGCTGACATCACTGACAGGCGTATAGTTAATCGTATTGCCATCATACAAAAATTGTGCTGTTGCCATTTTTTATCCTTTCGTTTGTTGTTAGTGATTACGCTTCGCCCTTCATTTTCAGCGCGCCGCGATAATCCTGCTCCCGCACGCCAAAATCGATATAGCCACGGAACTGAATGCCCAGCGTCGAAAAGTCTGCGTCGGTATTCTCCACCGTCGGCCGGTCAACGCCGTTGAGGAATGCCACTTCAATCGCCGGCAATCGGTTCGGGTCGGCGAACAGATACCACGCCTTTGAACTGGACCCCGCAAACAAAGTGTTAGACAGATAAACGCTGGAGACTACATCGTATTTGCCGCGATGCGGATTGTCCGCCGGCTTGGGCTTTCCGGTGGTTGTCGTCTCGTTGACCATTGTCGAGGTCATCAAGGTTTCGGCCACCGTTTTCAGAGCGATGGGCACCAACAGAATCGAGGCGGGTATTCCAAGCGGTTTTCCATTTGGTTTTGTCTGTTCGCCAAATGTGATTTCCGCCAGCGTCAAGCCATCAATGCTTAATGCCGTGTCTGCACCATCTTTATAGTTTTTGTGCGCGGTCGAGAAAAAGTTATTGGGATTGGACAACAGCAGACTCCAGACCGCCTCTGCAATCGCCTCGGCAGCGCCCATCCCGATTTGTCGCGGAATATCCGCAAACGCGCCGAGGTCATCATTGATAATCATCTGGCGCGTCAGAGCAAACATAATGCCGTGCGTGTCGGCCTTCTGACCATAACTCAATTCGTCGAGTTTTCCGTGTTTAATCTCGCCGCCGTTGCCGACTTTTTCAAATGCAAAATCGCCGGTCATCCGGTAGCGGGTGTGCTCTTTGAAATCGTTGACACTGGCAATCTTGCAGACTCTTCGCCAGGCGTCCTCAACGTAATTATACCCTTCCAGCAGCATTTTGTTGGCCACATTTGACAGGATACCAGGCAGAGAGGCCGTTGAAAACGCCGCCTGCAGCCAGCCTGACGCGTCGCGGCGGAATCGCGGCAAATTCTGCGCGCCGCTAATTCGCTCGCAAAATTCCTGGATACCGATACCTCGCAATTTGTCCGCGGCCTCAAGGGTCTGCGCGTCATACAACGTCTGCAGCCTGTCATCGCGGATGCCGCCGGAAGCCATCAGGGCGACCGCCTCAAATACCTTTGGGCTGGTTGTCTGCGGAGGTGTCTGCACCGCCGGTGCCGCGGGACGAGAGGCGCGCAGCACCTCCAGCTCGCAGCGTGTCGCATCCCATCCCTCACTGATAGCCTTGGCCTCGATGTCGGCGTGCTTGCCGCCACAGGCCGCCTGGATGGCTGCAATACGCCGGACTTCATCTTCCGCGCGTTGTCGGATACGCTTGACCACCTCATCACCATCCGGTGCGCTGGCCTGCAGCGTCTCAGGCACAACAGTTTGTTTTTCTTTTTCGTCGTCTGTCTTTTTCATTTTTTCAGTTTCCTTGAGTAGTATATTTTTCGTGTTTTTTTCAGCCGCTTGTTTTGCCGCGACCTTTGCACTGGTATTTGAGTCAGCCCCGACATCAACAAAGCTAATTTCCTTGAGCGTTGATGCGCGGACAATATAGACAGGGCCGTCAAAGGTTTGTCCGTTGGCGTTCGCCGCCGAACCGCTCGGCACAAACTCCTCATTGATAACCTCTGCCCCGATGCTGGCCTGCCACGGAAAGCCCTGACTGCCGCTGTTGGCGACATCTCTGGCCCAGCTCGTATCGCGAGAGATAAGGCCCTCGGCCAGCAATTGATTGTCATCAATCACAACGCGTGTCGTATGCCCTACCCCTTGCCGTGAGTCGTGGTCTAATCGGACGGGCAAGGTTTGCCGGTCGATTTGCAGGCCCTCTAAATCAACAACAACCGGATAATCAAAATAGCCCACCTGCATCGCACCGCCCGTATAGGCGACCATCGAAAAGCGCGGTAGTTTTTTGTTATCCGCCGCCGCCTCAATGGTCAGCGGGCACAAAAAATTAAAAGAGATTTGCTTATTCTTCATTTTCATCCTCATCAATCAGTACGGATTTCGTTTCCGTCGTTAATCCCAATTTTTTCATCAGCTGTTTTTCTTTCGCACGCTGATATAATTCCGTTTCCCAGTCCTTGCCCTGGCGTGCATATTCGGCCGCAAGGGTTGTCGTATTGGAGTTAAGGCGTATCTGTTGTGCGTTGGCCTCTTTGGCGGGGTCGACGTGCTCGTTGCCGTCGAAAAACCACTGGTGCGGCAAGGCCCGCAGATTCCGCAAGGCCGCAAATTCCGTTGTCAACATCGCCTCGTTGACCCACGCCTCCAGAATCTTATCAAGCACCACAGCCGACATGTCGGCTTGCTCAACGCGTATCGACCGGAAAAATGTTTGATGGTCAAGCCGGCCGCTGGCATAGTTATACCCCGACGAATTACAGAGCGCGATATTCAGCGGCATATTAAAGCACCGCGCGATTTCGTTCAGCAACTCGCGCTTGAATTCCGAGTAGGTCGTTGTCGGCTGCTCCGCCTTGAGCTGCCCCAGCTTCCAGCCTTCCGGCATTACGGTCGTCATCCGTCTTTCCAGCTCAACGACGTCCATCGGCTCCAGTGCCGCAATCTCACCATCAGCGGGCGGGTCTGCATAGAGCACAGAGGAAATCTCCGCGGCGGTTTCTGCGGCGGCCAATACTGCAAGGGTATATCGGCGGAGTTGTGCAAACAGCGGCAGCGCCGGTGCAATCTCCGGAATCCCCCGATGCTGGCCAGGCCTGTCGACGCGGAACCAATGGATAACAGAATCTGCCGTGATATATTGTGCCACGTTATCAGACACATAAATATCGCCTGGGTGATAATTGAGTACGGTGTAGCCTATCGGATTGCCAAATCGGTCAAGGGTAATGCCGTCGATGTCTGTCGACGAGGGTAGAACATTAAGTGATGGGGTTGTTACACGGTCAGCCTCAACCAATGCCACATCCAGTTTAATGAGGCCCGTGAGTTTTGGATTGCCGACCAACAAGGCAAAAGCCTCGCCATCTGTCAGTTTTGCCGTCCGCATTGTCCGCAATTTTGCAGGCAGATTGACGCGATGTGTCCAGGCCTCAAATTCCGATTCAACGGCATTATTGAGCTCATTATCACTCGTCAATAACTGCAGACGAGGGCCGGTACCCACACAATAATCAGCCAGGGTTAACGTGATACCCTTGGCGTAAGAGTTATTGGCCACCTCGTAACGTGCCCGCTCACGTATTTTTTTGCGGACATCGCTGCTGGCTGCCGCGTCCGCTGACAGGGAGTCGGCCATCGCCCAATGGCGGATATTATCGATGGTGGTTTGTGCGGCGTCGTATTTCGCAAGCAGACGGCGGAGATGTCGTTTTTTAGGGGCCGCGGAAAGTCGCTTTAATTTTTTAAGCAGACTCGCCATTTAGACCGCTCCTGGGGGGCTGTACCGGATAAATCGCAAGAGACGTTTAAGCCCTTGCCCAGCGGCCTTCTTTTTGGCCAGATAGCGGTCGGCCTCGATGATGTCGCTGATTGTTTGCTCAACAACCGTAACACCATCCCCTGTTACGCTTTTCGGCGATTCAATAAGATTTTTTATGCGCTCTTCTGTGCTCACTTCTGCCGCCTGTAAAAAAAATCATTGCTCTGTAGATATAATACCGCAGCAACGCCATTTTAGAACAGGCTTTTTTGGGATTTGTTATAATCTTACCATAACTGGTATTTTTTTTTAATTTTCGGTCATTTTAGCCGCTCGATGGTGGTGTATGTTTTGCCACAATACCGGCACTTGCGATATCGGATGACATAGGTTTTGCGTGTGTCGGTGTGATAGACGTAGATATGACGGCATCCGCATTGGGTACATATCAGCCCCGTCTGCCGCTGTGCGGCGATGTCAGACAGCACAATTTTTTCTTTTGTCATCGGTCTGCCGTTTTTTTTACGATGTCGTTTCGTCTTTTTGTTTTGCAAAACGCTCAAGAATCATTGCGTCTAAAAGACACAAGTAGGCTTGTATGTCTCCGATTTTCTCATCCCAGTATATATAGGGCCGCATAGTGTCGCATAGAGACGCATAGGGTTTATCGTCCGCCTCGTGCTCGCGAATAAAATCATACAACGCTACACTATGCTTGACCATAATCAATCTTCCGTATTGCGCGGAATATCTCCATTGCCACCTGCGGTACGATGGCGTTGCCTAACGCTCTAAGTCTGTCCACCCTGCGGGGTACCCCATAAGCCACTCTACCCAATTCGGGTTCAGCGGGCCACCGGCAACAGCGTTCAGCGGCGGTGTGTTCCTCGCCTGCTGGCTTTTGCTGCCGTTGTTTTTGGCGTCCTGTGTTGTTGGTGTCGGGTAAAACTCCCGCGCTACCGCCGCCGCCGGCGTGGCCCACAATCCAAACCCGTTCTCGTCGGTGCGGGGCGCCGACGCCGCAAGCCGGAAGTACAAGCGTCCCTGTCTGGTAGCCTTCGCTTTCCAAGTCAGCAAGCACGCCGTCGAGTTCCATCGCAATGAGGCCAGGCACATTTTCAGCAATGACCCAACGGGGCCTTGCGTCTCGACAAACGCGGAACATTTCAGGCCAGAGCCAGCGGTCATCCGCCTGGCCCATTTGTTTCCCGGCGACAGACACTGGCTGACACGGGAATCCGCCGCAAATAAGGTCAACTGTTCCATAATTTTTTCCATTCATCTCGTGTATGTCGTCGATTATCGGGACGCTCGGAAATCTTTTTTTAAGCACTTTTCGGCAAAATTCATCTCTTTCGCAAAACGCGGCAATCTCCAAATCATCGCCCCAAATCTGCTTGGCGGCATATGCAAAGCCGCCGATACCGCTAAATAGGTCAAGCATTCTCACCAGAAATAATACCTCAATTTTGTTACTGAATCGTTCCATCTGTTTGTTTTGCCAAACGCTCAAGAACCATCGCGTCAAGAAGACATAGGTAGGCTTGTATATCCCCTATCTTCTCGTCCCAAAACGCATAAGAACGAGAAGGCCTGACGCCCGATTCGTGTTCGCGAATAAAATCATAAAGAGCCACAATATGCTTGACCATCAAACCCGCTAACGCCGTCTCCGGTTTGACCTTAACAATCTGTTCAAATTCTTCCGTCTTCATCGGGCACTCCTTTTTTTGGATTGCAATTCGGATATTTTCAGGCGTTTCTTTTGTCGCGACGCCATTATCTGTTGGCCTTCAAGAGCAATTCCCTGTTCACTGGCCGCCGCGGCACATCCAACAAGACAGTCCAGCCAGTGGTTATCGGGCTTGGATGGTTTGAGACGCCACTCCTTGACGTCGCGCCCCTGGCCGTGTGTCATCACCCACGTCTCGCTGTCAGCGATATGCGCGGCAAACAACTCGTGCTGCTCCGGCTTTCCAAACAACGTCAACGATGCCGCATCCCCAGGCGGCGTTAAAAATCGGTCGTGTAAAAATGATTTCCAAAAATTTGTATCAATCACCATATGCGGGTGTTCCTGCGTCCGTGCGACGTTGGGGATGTACCAGTGATATCCAAGTTTCCACCCCACCTTGCGCTGGTATTGCGAGATGGGGCGGTTGCCCGCTCGTATACCAACACCCTTAGAGAGCATCATCGTCGAGCCGCCCGCACGGAATTTAACCGCCGCGACAATCTTATCTTTATACCCCATGTCAACAAGCAGCCGATCAATCTGCATATAGCCCTGCCCCCGCTGATAATTAGTCTCCAGCAGGGTCTTAACAAGGGACTCCAGCCCCGCTAAAATCGCCCCGTCCCGCCCCGCCTCCGGAAACATCTGTCCGAGAGTATGCGTCGCGTTTGCCAGCGTAAAATGGCGCCGATTTTGTTTGGGGAAGGTGCCGTAATCCACCACATACCCCGTAAAATTATCTTCCCAGCAGCACACCGTATAAAACAACAGATTGTCGTGGACATCAATAAACGCCGTTAATTTTGTGCATTGCGGCGGGACGTGTCCGCGAGGTCTTCCGTTGGCTTTGCTCCAGACATCCTCCGCCGTCAGCAGCGACTCTTCGTCTAACGTCTCACTAAGCGGCTCATTCTGAAACTCGGCGGCAAACCCTTGCTCCTTGTAATCCAGCAGCAGATTATATACCGCCTGCAGGGCACTGATTTCACCGGCCTCCGGCGAAAAACGGGCAGGCCAGGCCACAACAGCCCCCTCGTCCATCGCCTCTCTGTTTCTGCGATAAAATTCCGTGGCCTCTTGCCCGTGCCCATTATCGCGTATGGACTGTTCCCGCAATCGGCAATACTCGGCCCATAAATCCGCGTTTTTCGGCCATTGATAAATCATCTTCGTTCGCTCCCCGCGCCAGGCGGGAAATCGCTTATGGTCTAAAATCTGGTCGGCTAAATCACCCCGCTGAATCACCGTACACGGCACGATGACACCGGTTTTCTGGTCGGGGCCGGCCAGCCCGATGATGGTGCCATTAAGGATAGACAGACGCTCTGCGGTCTGTACCATCGACCTTGCAGATGCGTCGTTCTGCGGGTCGTCAGCGACTACCAGTGTAGGGCGTATCGATTGCCCGTTTGGCCGGACAACCATCGCCCCGCGGAAATTGCCCGCAAGCCCGCAGGCCCGTACCACGGCTCCAGACGACTTGCTGTTGGGGATGGTCGGCAGCACAATCTCGTTAACGCCCCACTTGATATGCGTGGGGGCCCCAAGGCATTTTTGACCTGTGCAGCGTCGAGCCTCATTTTCCAGTCGCTGGATGGGATAGATGGATTCGGGATAATCCTCAAGCAGTAATGGGTTGGCGGACAATTGATTTTTGATGTTTCCGAGCAATTTAATCGCCTGGTCGTCCGCCGAGGCCAGCAGATAAACAAACTCGTGCTTGCCCGTCAGGACGGCCCAGATGACGGCCGCAAGACTTAATGTTGTTTTGCCGCTGCCGCGCGGCATTGCCACGGCAAAGGTATTGTGAAAAACAACGACGGATTCGATTTTCTGAATCACCCGCAGGTGGTCATCCGACCAGGCCAGGCGGAATAACTGCGGAAAATACGTCTCGCAAAAAAACCGGAACGATTTTTCGCCCATCATCCGCCGCTCAATATCTTTGACGGGTGGTATAGGCCCGATGTCCTGCCCCGCCCGCGTTACCCAAAGACTGCGCTTACGCGCCCTGTCTTTAGCGGTCTGATATGCTTGTGTTGTATTTTTTTTCACGCACGATTTCCGCCGCTACTCTGACGTGCTCTTCGATGGGATATTTTTCGTCGACCAATTCAAGCGGTAAAATATACTGCTTAATCAATTCCAGCTTTTCGCGATACACCTCCCCCATCCCGTCCGAACCAGTTCCTCCGGCATCGGCGCTGTAAAGCCCCATCAGTTTGTTTAATTCCCGCTGGGCCTGCAATGCCGTCTTGATATCCAGCTCGCGTATCGCCCTGGAGTAGATATTGTTGATACGCGAGATGGCCGTGCCCAATTGCTCATCCCGCACAAAATCCGCCGCGAGGGTGATTTTCTTTCTGGCCTCGTTGACAACCTTCAGGGCCTCTTTGGCAGTGAGGCCTAAATTTGCCTGACAATGCTCGACGACCTTTTCAGGGCTCGTGCCAGAGAGCAAGGACATTACCAATCGGTCAAATTCCGCCTGATTTATTTTCACGCCGCATTCCCTTTGCTGGTTTTTCGGCAGTCTATCACAATAACGGATAATTTCAAGCGGATAATCAGAGCAATCAGCCTTTGCGGCAAACGTCCCGATAGGAAATCAGCAGGGATTCGCTCATTTGTCCCCCCTTATCTGAATCCCGTAAAGGGCCTGTTTAATGGCTTCGACCTGCTCTTTACTAAACAACCGAAAAATGCCGATTCTTTGAACGGGTTTTAGCCTGTGCTTCGCGATAATGTATTGAACCCTTGTCGGTGGTTCGCCCAATATATCCGCAATTTCGCCGGTCGTATAAAGTTCTTTTTCTGTCATTGCTTACAACCTCAAAAAAAAGTCATTTAGTTTGTAAGGACATTGTCCGTGTGAACTTTTTGAACCTGCGAATGCGCAGACCTTCAGCGCGAAAAATTTTAATAATTTTTTGGGATGTGGGTTTTTGACGTGAAAACGCCGATTTTACAGCGTAAATTTTTTAAGAAAATCAGATTTTGTTTTGACAGTCCACGCGCGGTTCAAAAAGTTCAAAAACGGTTCACTTTTTATGCCGTTTATCGTATTCAGTGCGAACCCGCCGTTCATAGTCGGCAGGCAGCGAATCAATGTCGAACGTTCCCCAGATTTCGGGGATGCTTCGTAGGAGTTGCTCAATCGGTGTATGAAGTTCATTGTCCATCGAATACCCTTTTCGACGACCCAAGAAAAAAGACGCGGCAGGCCGGTGGGTTTTCCGGTGTTCGGGTCGCGTACCCTATCCCTTGTCTTGTTTGTTCTATTCCTGATGTAATCGGTTTTCTTTGGAAAGAAATTTTACTGCTGTATAGGGTTGGTTCCGCCGCCCTATGCTGTCTTTTTTTCGGGGGTAGTACCTTTTGCCAGTGCACCAAAGGTCTGCTATTCCCCAAAGTGCCCCTGAAGGCCTTTTTTCGGGCGCAGAATCGACGAACGGACGTTCCCCCTACCCGTGGGTAGGGTCAGCCGGAGTTTTTCGATTCTGCGCCGAAATTAACGCTCTCAGAGGCCTTTTTTGACCCTTGTTTGTAGGGTCTGTAAGGATACAAGGGGCAGGCCAGGGATGTGCAGAGCTGAACTTCTTCTTTCTGCCAGCAGACGCACTCCAAGCAGAACGCCTTCACCGCTGATTTAAGACTCTTGCCCTGCATCGCCGTGTCGTAGGTCTTGCGGTAGATTTTTGGGATATCGGCTCTTCGTTTTCGGATACGTTCCATCGTCAAATCCTTTCAACAAATTCGTTTTCTTTTTTTGCTCTGACATCCGGTTGTCACTTTTGCTTCATACGACTGAGTACTTCTTCAGCCGCGCGACGGTCTGCTTCATCACGGCTTAACCCGCCGTCATATTCGAGTATTGCCGACCGCAATTGCCACTCGTAAACAAGACCGTTTTGTTCGATTTTCTGTAGTGCCTTGGCCAATGAAATTTCTTTGTGTGTTGTGCGTGTCATTATGTACTCTTTTTTCTTGCAATTCTATGTCGAGTTTTACGACAACGTAACCGAATGTAACCGATGTAACCACAATTTTGATAACTTTCCTCGCGAGTAAATATTTTAAAAAGTTGTCAAAACACCGGTTAACCGGTTACATCCGGTTACATTCTGCGTTTTTGGCCTGATAACAGGGTTTTTCGTAACCATACTTAACTACTCCAGATTAAGGTTTCTGGTTTCAATCGTCAGTTCGCTTTTTTTTCTTCTTTTTCACGATTAGCCCCATCTCTTTTAGTGTCAAATCCTCCGCCGAAAAATCAAAGGCAATCCGGCTATTCGTCCCCGACCCATCCCTACTTTTCAGGATTATCAGCGTCCGGTTATGCTCGACCTCTTCGGTTGCCGAATACCCGTGAGCGATAAAAACGTTCGACACTTGTGGGTCGTGGTTATCCAGCCAAAGCGCGCAGTCGGCCGCCCGCTGATAGACAGCCCCACCAGATACACTGGATAAATCGGGCATAATGCATTGCCCTTTGATGGGGTGCAAGACAACAACAATGGCCGTCTTTGTAGTATCCGCAACCGCCTTCAGCCCCTGCACAAATTTTTCATCCGCCTTGTAAGGTTCATCCATGCGCCCCGCCAGCGTCGCCGGGTCGATTATCATCAGCCGATGACCGGTATCTGCCCTCTGTTTGGCCCAATTGATAATATCAGCCTGTGTCATTTGCTTATCGGGCGATACCCAAATCGACCTGCCAATCCGGTCAATAAACTCCCGATGTTCCTCTTTGACCTGTCTCACTAAATCAGGATTGCTCTGCGCCCAATCGATATGTGTCAGGTGTGCAATGCCCGCCCGCTGTGCGAGGGCCCGTGCAAGATGAAAAGGTCGCTTGCGTTCCAGCATCAAACAGGCGGCTTTGGTTCCTTGCTCGAGGAGAAATGCCAGCCACTGCAACATCATCAGACTTTTGCTTGCGCCTGGGCTGCCGCACACAACGGTCAAACTCTCCGGCATCACCTGTATCAAGCCGTCGAGGATTGAAAAACCCGTTTTAACCGTGCAAAATCGCTTGTCGAAAATCGCCTCGTAATAAACATCGAGTTCCGCCGACGGGCCGGTTGTATGGGCCTTGTTTTTGAAAACGTCAAGCAATGCCTCTTTAACGCCAAAATCATCAAGACCTGCATTTTTGACCTGCTGCACATAATCAACCACGTCTCCGGTTTCCGGCAAGTCAAGCGTTGCAGGGTCGATTATCTTAATTTTGCAATCCAACCCATCAAGGATTCGCCGGACATCATCGGCATAGGCCATACCCGCTGTGTCATAATCCGGCCAGAGGATGATATTTTTCCCGGCCAGCGGCTGCCAGTCGGTTTTTGCCGCTGCCTTGCTGCCGCCTGCGCTGGTGGTTGCGGTAAAGCCATATTCGGCCAGGATATCGGCTTTGGCCTCGCCCTCGACGACAACGACCGTTTTTGCCTTGTCCGTTTCCGGTAAACGATACAAAAACCGATTTTCGGGGGAACGCAGTTCGAGCCCCGCTGATGTCTTGACCGCTGGTCTTATGGTTTTTTTGCCGTCGGCGTTTCGCCAGCGAATCACATACTGGATGTGTTGGCCGTCCACGGTTGTATATTCGTGCAGGGCTTCCAGCCGGCCGCCGTGTTGTGCCTCCAGAAGGCCATAGATTGCCCCTAAATCGGCGAACGGCCTTTGCGGGCGTGATGGGTAGGGTCTGACCGCGTTTTTCGATTCTGTGGCATCCTGTGCATTTTCTCGGAGTATTTCGGCAAGGGGCCTTCCCGTCATTCGGGCCTCGATGTCATACACGTCGCCTTTTGTCCCGCAACTGTGGCAGCGGTAACGCCAGATTCCATCGTCGCCCTGAAACACCCCTGCCGAGGGGCTGTGGTCGTCGTGGAAGGGACATTTAATTTTGTTGCCCTGAACGACCGCTCCGGCCGCCTTTAGCGCCCCGAGCAATTCCGCCTTTGTTGTCTGCCTTGGGTGAGGTGTCATACTGTCCAGCCTTCAGCCTCTAATTTGTCCTGGATGTCCCGCGGTACACCTAACTTGTTGAAGACGGCCCTGAAATTGGCCTCTGGTAACTCTCGCAAAGCCTTTGCGGGTTTTTTCGATTCAACGCGCCCAAGCCAACCACTCAAAAATCGCGGCATCCCTCGTGCTGTCTTTCGGCGACCAGGATTATCCCGCAGCCACTGTGCCGCTTTGCGGAGTTCCGCTGCTACATCAATATCGACAAATGTTCTATTGTATTCGGTGAATTTTTCATCAGGCAAATACCATTGACTTCCGTCTTGCAACACAAAAACATATTCCGTTGCCTCTGTCTCATCCCAATCGTCCAATATGGTCGCGTCCTGAGAGGGTTCGGCATCGGCAAAAAAGGGAGAAATTTCTTTCTTTTCTTTCTTTTTATTATTTTCTTTCTTTTCTTTAGTATTATCTATTGTCTCTTCTAATGTATGGTTATAGGTTTTCTTACCATCAAAATTCGGATTTCTTACCATTGGATGGTAAGGTTTTCTTGCCATAAAACCGGTGTTTGATAAGGACTCCTTACCATTAGATGGTAAGATTTCCTTACCATTAGATAGTTTCAATTCGGATTCCTTACCATTAGATGATAAGGATTCCTTACTATTATGGTCGATGATTGTGATTGTCCGCTCAATGGTTTTGCCGCCTGATTTTTGCTCTTGAGTGGTAATAAAACCCTTTCTCCTTAACTCGGCAATAACCTGCGTCGCCCGTGCACGGCTGACGCCGAAATAATCGGCAAAATACTGATTTGACGCAGTACAACCGTTGGCATTGCACAATTGGAAAATCAGACACAAATAATCGGACTCTGTGGAGGTCAGCCGTTTATCCTGGATAATCGCCTGTGGTTTTATCAGGTATTTTTCCATCGCTTAATTCCTTCAACAAAAAAACCCGCCGGAGTGTGCTCAACGCAGGGGGGCGTTCTCCGGCGGGGTAAAGATAAGTCAAATTGTCTTTTACGTTGAGCACGATTCAATCTTAGTAAAAACCACAAACCGAGTCAAAAAAAAAATCTGTCAAAAATCATAAGTCGCCGTGGCATAAAGCGTTAAACCAAAAAACAAGACCTGTCATTTCTGTCTTGCCGCTGCGATAAGGTCTTTTTTGATGTAGTATTTACAGCCGGCCAACTCGTCCTCAACGTCGACCAGAAATCGTGCCCAGTTAATCGTCGCCTCGACGTCGGGTCTGTAATTCAATTTCCCGATTTTCCAAAAATTCACAAACTGTTTAAGCCGCCTGATAAGCCGCAGGGCCGCCTTTGGCTCCACTACCGGCTCTACGGATATCCAGGTGTAGATACCGCGTCTGTGGGCCTCCTGGACGGCCAAAATACGGCTTTCGATGCTCGATGCGCCGGGCTCCCAATACTCCCTTAAGGACTCGGCGTCAAAAATAATTGTGCTGCCAAATTTCCAACCTGGATGTCTGGCAAGGATGTCAAAATCCTGCTGGGCAAGCCCGCCATTTTTTGTCAGCACGTTGACCTTGTGAAACTCGTATGTCTCGCAAATCAATAAGGCCTGACGTGTATAATCGGCCGCCGCCTGACTCTGGTAGGGGTCGCTCATAAAAGAAAACAGCAACTCTTTATCACAGCCGGCCAGCCTTGACGCCTCGCGGTCGAGTTTCTCAAGGATATCTTTCCGAGGGGCGGGGTCTGCCGCCCACTCCTCTAAAGACTGACGCATAATCGCCGGACAATAACAATATCGGCAGCGATGCCGACAGCCGGTAAACAGATTGCAAGCCAACTCCGCGTATTCTCTGGCCTTGCCCTTGGGTTCATAAATCACAGTCATTATTCAAAATCCTTTTTCGATTTTCACGTCGAGAACTCTCTTAAGATATTCACTCGATAAAAAATACCCGTCCCGCGGGGCAGTGAAGGTCTGTCCCGCATCAATCTGGATAATATGGTCATCCGCAATGGGATATAACCTAACGCTTGCGCAGCCCGTCAATAACAGTATGCACATCAGCGCCAGAGGCCTTATTGTCAATTTTATCTTTTGCATCATCGATTACCTTTTCATTTTGCCGTCTGGTTTTATCCCGCAACCGCAGAAATTGCAGCACAATCTCGGCCACCGCCAGCAACAATGTCAGTATTTTTTTAATCATATAATAACCTTTAATTTTGTGCGGCGGTCAGGCACTTATATAGCCTGCGTTCCGTCCGATGATTCGCCGCCGCACCTGCCGATTACTCAATTTTATCTTTTGCCTTAAGCCGGCCGATAATCGCGACAATCGACCCGACCACGGCCACCGCCGAGGCGATGACCACCTCAATCGCCTCAACCAATTGCTCGCTCTGCAATTGCTCAATGACCTCGGTATCAACCGCTCCCGACCAAATCATATTGATTGCGGAAAACAGAGACGCCAACAAGGCGACCACGCCGCCCCACAGACTCGTACTTTGATACCATTTTTTCGTTTCGTTCATTTTTGACCTCACTTTCGATTAAATAAGATTTTGATACATTTTACCACAAATCACTTCGCGTCTTTATTTTTTTTCGACCGGCCATCCTCAAAATCTAAAATCCTCTGGACGGCGGATTCTGGCCAGAGAAAAAGTTTCTGGTGAATCTTCTTTGGTTTGATATTTAACTTCCGCAACCGATACTGCACCTGCCAATACTGTAGGCCGGTTGCCTTTGTGATGTCTCGTAATGTCATCATTATTTTTTGTCTCCGCGTAAGGGTTCTATGGCCGCCGCCAACTCATCTGTATTATGAACGACAAAATAATAGCCGCCTGATTTTTTCACATACTCGGCGTGCTGCTGCTGCCTGATTCTCCACAATCCGCCGTTGCCGTGTTTGCACTCAATCTCCACATACCGGCCATTAACACAGGCGATGATATCGCCGGCGTCCCGTATGCCATAAAAAAAAGGTCTTCCAGTTCCGCCGATGTCGCCGAATCCCGCGTTGTTTCGCCGTGCGTATATCTGTTGTTTTTTAAGCCATCGCATACAAGCCGCCAAAACTTTCGATTCCGTCTTTCCGCTTTTGTATAAGGGCTTCGTCCGTATGTCTTTTACTGTTGTTGTTTTTTCCCGCCCTTCCTTGTTTGGTCGTTTCATTTTTTTGCTCCATCATCCTTATATAACAGGCCTTTTCGCACTTAATTTAACCTCATCAATTCCGAGGTTGCAGACGGCAAACGAAATCACACTGTCGATAAATTGTATCGCCTGAAACTTATCCATCTCGCTCAATCGTAAGCAGCGTCCATCCGCGCCGACAACGCCGCACAGGTCGATTAACAACTCGTGCACCGCGTCTGGTGTGATGGGAATATTGGCATTGACGCCAAACGCTTTAACAGGCAGCATAATACCTTTCTCTCGCAGCCGCTCGCAAATGGCGGGTAGCAGCAGACCCCAATAATACCCCAATTGCTGCTGCGTCTTGGGGTCTGCCGCCTCGCCGAGAATCTCCAGCCGCATCCGAAACCACAGGCCGTCATTTTTCTGTATCCACGCCTTTAGCAAGTCCGGCCTTGTGCAATGCAATTTGCCGTTTGTGATGGTTCCGTTGTATTCCGGCATTATCAATCCCCAAACGGTACTTCGGTTTCATCGTTCTGCTGTTCTGTCTCTTCTGGTTTGTTATCCTCCTCTGCCTGCTCTGACTCTGCGTCAGCAATTTCAGCCGAATCGATTTTCTTTTTCAGGCGTTTTTTAAGCCCGTCAATTCCCGCCTGGATATCCGCCGCAACGTCAAGAGGTGCACCGTGATAGTCAAATTGCTGGTCATCCGTTTCAATCGCCTTTGCCAATTCCGGAGACAACGGCAAATATTTCGCAAGTCGTCGAATAACAGTCTTGCGGGCCATCTCTGCAAAATCCGTAATCCACGGCCCGCCATCTTTAGCCTTGCTGCGGTCTCTGATTCGCTCGACTTCATCGAGGGTCATCACCTCAACCTGTCGGCTCCCATCCTTCAATTCGGCGATGGCATAGACGCAAACAATCTTTCCTCTGTCGCCGCCCAGATAGGGCTTATGGATGAGTTTCGGTTCAAGCCCGTACTCGACGACAAATTCATCTTTTTCATATACCACGCGGCTTTCAATGCGTGATATATTTCCGCTCCGCCGCGCCAACTCAATGAGCCCCTGATAGCCGACAATAAACTGGCACTCAAAGGCCTTAATCTTGCCGTTATAATAAGGCACCAGATAACCCTGACCTAACGTCCCAACGCAGTCAAGGCCAAGTTCGGCGGACTTCATTACCGATTGCAAAAAACTTTGCGGCGTACATTCAAAAAGTTTCGGCTGCCTGCTGGCCGCGACCAGGGCCAGTTTAACAATCCGTTCCTTGGTGATATGTTTCGGCGCCACATCGGCCAGCGACCGTTGAAACTCCTCACGCCGTAAAAGTCCCTCTAAATTCTTTTTTGCCTGCTGGATTTGGTTCTGATTCATTTTTAGTGTCCTTTCGTTTTTTTAAGCCGCAAGACGCGATACGAGGTCGGCTTAACCTCGTATCCTTTGCGATGTGTTACCAAGTAAGTAATCGTTCCCATCGAGCACGTCCCACCTTCTGCGGTTCCGAGGGCCGCCAATAATTCAGCCTCTGCGGCTTCTTTCATTTTTTGCGCGGCAAGATAAGCGTCTCTGCAAGCCTGCCATCGCTGGACAATCGCATCAGGCACAGGCACAATCAATTCCGGCTCCCTGCGTATGCGTTTAACAACCGCCAGCGAGGGCACAGTATCTTCCGGTGGGACATCCGCCTTGACGTGTTTATCCCAAAATTCAATCGCCTTTTCGGCGATGATGTTTTTAATCTCTGCATCCTCGGGCACCTGATACAGCCGGAATCCACGCCCGCCGATAAAAGCCGCCACGTGGCAAACGGGCTTATCAACGCACAGCATATGCACGTGGGATTGCACCAACACCCTGTCAGGCACCTGGTCGGTGCCATCCTCGCCCCACTCTTCGTTGAGCGGCCCATACAGGCCGGCCGTTTTGGCCTCCACCGGCTCGTTATTCTCTACGACAAGTGCGTCGATATTCGCCCTGATGGGCAGATTTTTTGCCGAGCGATACTGATTGCGTATCAATTTTCCAAGTTGTTTTTCGGCGTATTGCAGCACGCCGTCCTCAAACACGGTTCCCGCATACATCGCGGGACTTTCTTTTTGCTCGTCGAGTTTCCCTGTTTTTTCCAGCCAGACATCGTAGGCATTCCGAAATCTATCAACCCCTAAAATAGCGGCGATGTCCGAACTGCCTAAATGATTCCGTCTGGCCTCGCGTTGTGCTTCTGTAATCGGCATTTGTCTCTCCTGCTTTTTGCGTTTGTGTCATTATCCCATTTGCGTAATCCGTAAATATTCAAGGGCTTCTTCGTGCGAAAAACCGCTGCGGATAAAACGTATATAACTTTGCTTATCCCAGAAAATTATATCCCTGTACAATTTATCAATAATCCGTTGCTGTTGTGTCTCTTTTCTGCGTTTTGTCATTGTTTGGTTCCTTTCGCCTTCAGATTCAAAACATAAGTGGTTTCATTTTTACGCATCCAGCCATCTATATCTTTTTGTGTTTTTCCAAAGTTTAATATCCCCTGGATGATGGCTTCCGCACCTTTGATTGCCGACTGTCTTTGTTTGTAGGTCTCCGAGTGGCAAAGGTTTTTTCCATTCACGGCGACAATCCGAAAATACCACTGGCCATTCACCGCTTTTAAGATTTCAATTTTCATTTTGAGTCCCCTTTCAAAAAATCATTCCGACATTCGGACTCTTCCAGCTCTCCGTTATCCGCCGTATCGCAAAACCACATATCGTTATCGGCGTCATACAGCATACATCCCCTGCATCCATCGTGCCCGCAAAAACACGTTGCCTGACAACCCTCGTGGATTTGCTTGCCGCAGGTCTCGCAATAGATTTCCTCGTCGCGATAGACGGCTCCGCCACACGCAGCACAATCGCCTATGATATCCGGCTCAGGCAGCCGGCACGAGAAACCAAAATGTTCTAATCTTTCAGTCATTTTACACCTCGTGTTCAGACTTCGTTTTTGATTTTCACGCGCGCCTCTGGATAATCCCTCGGCATAAAAACAAAGGTCATCGCGTATACGATTGACTTAATGAGTCTCCATAGTTTTTTCAGCATTATCACAATCCTTTTTCCATTTTTCACGTTCCTGTTTTTTATAACACTCCAAACAAATAAAAAAATGTTTCCCATTTTTCCCGACATCCACAAAGGGCGGCCTGTCTGGATGGTAAAAGCACGTGTATTTAAGCATTGTTATGCTCTCCTTGATAACAGGTCAAAACGGGATATCGTCATCATCGCCGGCATTAGCAAGCACATCCTGCCTGTCAGTGATAGGCGCGCCGCCAAAGCCGCTACTGCTGGTGTTTTGCTCGCCGGAGGCCCTGCCGATGAACTCAAAATTTTCGACAAACACGCGAAGACGGCTTTTTCGCGACCCGTCCGGCGCCTGCCACTGGTCGTATTGAAGCCGCCCTTCGACAAAGATCGGCTCGCCCTTTTTGAAGTAGCGATTGATCGTTTCGGCGCGTTTGCCAAACATCCGACAATCGACAAAACAGGGTTCATCGGCCATTGTACCGTCCTGTTTTTTGTAGCGGCGATTGACCGCCAGCCCAAAATCAACAACCGCCGTCTGGCTGGGCAGATACGACAATTGCGGGTCGCGGGTCAGATTGCCCATTAACAACACTTTGTTCAAATTGGCCATAATCGTTCCTTTCTTTGATTTTCATTCCACCAAAAGCCCCCGCCGCAACGAGCGACGAGGGCCAGGGGTAAAAAACAATTAACCGTAATAAGCACCACATAGGAGGCATTCAATGCCATTTTCGCGCATTTTGATGTCAACCGAAAAACAATCCGGGCAAATCGCTGGTACATATTCAATCTCGTAAGCCCGTAGCACAAATTGCTCCGTGCCATCATCCGCTCGTCCGCTGTCGTGCTCAACGGCATAATAGCGGTCGCATTGTGCGGCCAAGGACAACGGCAGATTGCCGATGACTACCTTGCCCTTGACAATATCAGAGTTAACATCGTATCGATAGAGAGGGACAGACTCAACAATATAGCCACCCTCCTCCGTGAAAAAATCAATGTAATCTTCCCCCGCCTCGTAATAAGTGAGGTAGGGGTGCCCCCGCATAATACGGGGGTTGTGTTTCATCGCTGCCATCAGTTGGTCAGCGATGAACCGGATAGCATTTTTGTGCCGACTCACAACGATGATGTTGTTCATTTTCAGTCTCCTTGCTCTCTGAGCAATTATAACCCATACGCCGTGGCTATTTGTTCAATTTCATCGCCCGTCCATTGTTTTAATGGGCGCTCAGGACGATGCCCTGTGCAGGCAGCGAACAAGACAGTACAATGCTCATTATGTGGCATCGAGTCGGGCGAAACCGACCTTATCGCCCATTAACTTTTCCCACTCAATAATTTGCCGTATAAATCCCGCATATCGCTCCTGCTCGTCCGGCGGATAGCCGTGCTCGGCGGCAACCTGCCGGACGTTGGCGAGGCACCGGTCAAACGGCCCGATGATACAACCCGCTCGAATCGTCCCCGGAGCGTGCCAGTGGATGGCAAACGACCATGACTGATACACGGGCACTTGGACGTCGTCGCCCAGCCGGACGAAGTCGCCCAGCCGAACGTCGTCGCCCAGCCGGACGGAGTTGCCCAACCGGACGCTGGCGCCCAGCTGCACGTCGTTTCCCAGCCGGACGCGGGCGCCCAGCTGCACGTCGTTTCCCAGACAGACGCGGGAGCCCAGCCGGACGCCGTCGCCCAGCCGGACGCTGGCGCCCAGCTGCACGTCGTTTCCCAGCCGGACGTCGTGGCCCAGCCGGACGCCGTCGCCCAGCCAGACGCCGGCGCCCAGTTGCACGTCGTCGCCCAGCCGGACGGAGTTGCCCAACCGGACGGAGTCGCCCAGCCGGACGAAGTTGCCCAACCGGACGCTGGCGCCCAGTTGCACGTCGTTTCCCAGCCAGACGCCGGCGCCCAGTTGCACGTCGTCGCCCAGCCGGACGCCGTTGCCCAGCCGGACGCGGGCGCCCAGCCGGACGCGGGCGCCCAGTTGCACGTCGTTTCCCAGCCAGACGCCGGCGCCCAGCCAGACATCGTCGCCCAGCTGCACGTCGTCGCCAACGTAACAGTATTTCGTCTCTGTGGCCGGCTCAATGTACCAGCCGGCCACACGCTCCCAATTTTTGATCTCTTTCCATTTCATAATTCGTTTTCCTTTCAAAGCGTACCGGGGCAGAGAACCTGCCCCGGCTTATGGCCGCCCCCGGAGGGGGCTAAACCCGATTAACTTTGTCCCGCTGCTCTCTTAACCTGATCTGTCTTCATTTTTCTACTCCAAAAAGGTTTAATTACGTTTTTTGTGTATTCGCGGGATTTCATCGACACATTCCACAGGGCAAAAATGCTTGTTAAATCTCGTTAACGTAGTCCGGGTTGTCCCAATCACAGGCGTCGCCCTCATCCCCGTCCTCGATGCTGTCCCAGTCAACATTAGTCCAGCGTACAATGTACTCTACGCCGTTCTCGTCTTGACCGGCGGCCTCATACCAATTGCCATTATACATGCCATCCGAGCCGACCGGAAAAGATCCTCCTGCAAGGTGTGCGTCATTGGTGAGTGTGATTTTTTTGCCATTGTAAATGATCGTTTTCATTTTTACCCCTTTCGATTTTTGGTTTCTGGTTTCTTTTCCCTTGTCTCTTATAATTATAATATACACTATTTTCAGGGGCAGGTCAAGTGGAAAAACCTTTTTTTTGAAAAAATCTGCAAATTGTTGTAAATGATTGATTTTTAATGGTTTATGGCAACAAAAAAACTGCATTTACGCAAAAACCGAGGTCGGAACCCGCGAAAAATCCAGCCGATAAATGGTTTTGAAAAAAACTGTGATTATTGTACTCATCCATACTCGTTTAGGGCCAGCGGCCCAGCGGACAATGGGCGTCAGGGCTATAACATTTGGCCGGTATCCAGCATTTGCACAGGCGGCAAAACAGAGATTTTCCCGGCGCATAGGGCTGACTGTCCAACGGCGGCAGGGCTGTTAAATCGTCGATGTGCGTGATGACCTCAATCTTGTGATCTGCCAGCCATTTGAGGTACTCATCCTTACGCAGCCAGGTCGCCTGATCGCATCGACGGCAGACCTCTTCGCGCGATTGGGCCTGTTCGTATCGTTTCCCGCGGACGATAAATATCTGATCAAACAATCGGTTGGCGTGGCCGCTGATGATATTTTTGACCGCGTGAAATTTGCCGTTATGACCTCCGCAGCAGCCCATCAGGTCAGCCTCCACCAATAACCCGTCTCGCAGATATTGCTGGCATCGGCCTCCGGTCGATGCCCTTGATTATTTGAGGCGCACGAGCGATAAAATTGCCCCCCGCAGGCGACGCAGGCATCCATCTCGTAAACGGTATCGAAATCCCATAACGCATAATCACAATCCAACGGCCGCCAGGAAATCCGTCCATTGGCTGTATTGGTTCCTGAGTCGTACACTTCATCAATTGGCCAATCGAGCGAAAAATTGATGGAATCCTGTAACGTACATCCTGGTAAATCCTGAATTTGAATGAGCCCACTAGCGCCACCAAACGGTAGTGCATGGCATGGTATCTCACCCCCACCGCTTGTACATAAAGCGGAATAAATTGAAAAACTAAAGCCTACGGAAGTTAACGGAATAAGCCGTTCAACATCACAAAGTATCAAACTGGCACTACGAAAAGAGAGGTCATCTTGTGTCAGCACACCCTCCTGACTCCAAGGACCATCTTCTGACTCTCCTTCCGTACTATACTCATACAGGAATCCAAAAGGCCCATAATTTTTCCATCCACAACCTTCTTGATAATAAAGATTAAAATACGCTTGAACTCGCGCCGTCGAATTATACCAATATGTCTCTGATCCATACGACCACTGGACGGCTTTGTGACCGGTGACATCAACTGATAATCCATAAACAAATGGTGTTTTGCCGATCCCGCCAAAAGGTGGGATGCTGTGCCAATCTTCATTGTCGCAACTTTTAAGACTATAGGTTTCCCAAACTGGGCTTACGCCGGGCTCATCTCCTTGACTGGGCCCATCGTACCATGAATACCAGAGCTTATCATCATAGCTCACACAATCACCCCATTGATAGATGGCTTGGCTATCCCAAGGGGGTGGGTTAGGATTGAGATAGCAAGGACAGCCCACCGACCCTTCGACAAATTGATAAGTATATGATGGACATCGGCCAATCTTGCCATTGGGCGTTATCAGCATCTTGCCAGGGGTAATTATGCCGGGATGCATTAGACCGGCACCTCAGGGCAAGGCTCGTGGGCTTGGAACCACCATAACGACCGCCACTTATAATCTCGATTATCATACCAGACCGGCATCATTGTGCCAACCGACAAAGTTGGGAAACAATCGACCAAATTAACCGCTCCAATGATGGAGCAAAAAACGACAACAACCTCACCCGTGATATGATCCAATGTGCAATTAATTGTATTGCCAACGCCGCCAGCAGTAAGACAATAGGCCTTGCGTATGCTTGTTCCAACACTGCCTGCGCCGCCAAACCGTACGATAGCAAGTAATTGGCCTGTGCCGGACTCTTTCCAGAGGATAGCGCACGTTCCGCTTTCCGCGCTTTTGAGACAATATTGCCCGTCGTCGATATCCGCATAAGTATGACTTTCATCAACGACATTGACTATCGCTGCTGTTACACCGGCAGCATAAGCACGGCCTATCCTGCCGCTTTGGATTGGCTCGGCACAAATAACAAATTTGCCGTTGGCGTGGTCAATAGCCGAGGGTGTATAACCATCGACGATAATGTTATGACTTGGGTTTTCAACCGCCATCTCAATCACGCTTCCGGAGACGCCGAGCGCGCCAAACCGATTGATAATGTCGGCTGTATTATTTCGGACGCGGATAATATTTGTTCCGGCGCCGGTCAAAGGCAAAACAGTCCGCGATGCCTGCTCATCTTTGAGGAGACGATCAATCTTACGCCACGTCGGCTCTGTTATCCTGACGGTCTTTGCCATCTTACGAGACTCCGATTCCGAGGCGGCTAAAATCTACAAACGGATACAGCCGCTCCACGTAACAGGCCGTCGGCTGCTGTACCAATCGGTTCTCGTCAACGGTATCTCCGTATAATACCCAGAGGTATTCCCAGCCGAGCTTTTCAACGTTGGTGATTGCGCCAACCGTTATCGGATTGCCGTTGGCCACCGTCCTGTTCGGGCTGGCGGCAAACCGGAAATTCAACTGCCACTGCTGATCGTCTTCGACATTGACCAGTTGACCCGTTACGCCCCGAAACAACACCTCTCCGGCGGCAAATCCGCGAAACGCCGCATTGTTCACGCCGCCGGTCAATTGAGACAGAGTAAAACGATACGCCGTATCAACCTGAGACCGGCTCTTAATATGCGTCTCCGTAAACTCATACGTCGGTATGACAATATCTGTTCCATTGACCCGCTCGCCGTCGAATCCAATCGCTCCCTGCATATTCGGGGCGTTGGCCGGATACTTGGCCGCCGTATAGGGCGACTGCGTGATATGCTGACTGCCGCCGGTCGTATCAAAGGCCGAGGTATTATCCTCCGGCTCCACCTGCCCGTAATACACCATCGATGAGTGGATATTGGAGTCTGTTTTTGTGCTGTCAAAATGGATGGTCTCAATCTGTTGATACCGCCGCGCCAGCCCCTCGTAGACCACAGGTGCAACGGCCAATACGGCATCACGCACAGCCGCTTCGTTTTCCGCGCCTCGAATGATATAGACAAACTCGGCAGATTTACCCGGCGTATAACGGGACTCTATGCCTTGCGAGACAATCGCGCTCATACAATAGCCTCCTGATTATCACGCTCCAACTCAAGCAGGTCGCGTGTGTTTTTGACGATTTGTTCAACGCCGTTAGCGGTTCGCTCGGCGGCCGATTGACCCTCAACACCAAACCGCAAAAATCCGCTAAACCCGCCGGCCGCTGTAATGCGTGCAGCCTGCTTGTCAAATTGCTCACCTAACAACGGTATCTCCGGCAGTGCAAGTTTCCCAGGCGCTTTCAATTGTTCAGGACCTCCAGCTGGAGCAAATCGCTTTTGCCGTGCCTCCTGAAGCGATTGCTGCCAGGCACGTCGCGCCTCGTCGAGGTCATTGGCATTCTGTCGCATCCGCTCGGCATAGGCGTCATCCAACTCTTTATACCGCTCTGCGTTTTGTTTGCCAATCTGCTCCAGCATCGCGTCCCGCATTGTCGCCACACCGGCACGACGCGATTGACGTCGCTGCTCTATCTCCGCGCGACGGGACTGCTGCTCTTGTGTGATTTTGTCAAGGGCTCTGCCTTTTTCCTCATCCACAATCGAGTAGGCCGCCTCTAAATCAATCGACCTGTCAAACAGCCTCATAATCCACAATGCAACCTTTGTCGCGATGGCCTTCATTTTCTCCCACGTCCGCGCAAAAAAAGAGGAAAAATTATTCCACGCCTTTTGCAAAAACGACGTTAACTCAATCCATCCGACCTCAAGAGCATTCCATACAGACACGGCCGCAGCAAGAGCACCATCAAACGCGTCATAGGCAATGCGCACAAAAAAGTTTCGAAAGTTCAACCAGATTTTCTCAAGGAAATTCACGCCCCGCGTCCACTCCATTTTCATCGTCAGCCACAGCACCCGTGCCGCCAACGCTATATCACCGGCAGCCAATGCATCGGCGATTCCCTGATAGGCATCGGACGCGTCGTTTTTGAGTTGCCGGAATCGCTCACCCAGCCAGCCTAATGCCTTGGCTCCAGCACCGGTTACATAGAGCAGGTAGGCTCCCAACGCAGCCAATGCGCCAATCACCAGCACAATCGGCTGCGCCAAAAAAGCAATCACCGCACCCAATGCCTTAAGCCCAGTCCCTATCAATGTGATGAGCGCAGCCAGTTTGCCAAATGCAATTCCCAGCAGGCTAAGGCTGGTGCCAAATGCCATCAACGCAATCCCACCGGCGACAAGGGCCGCTGCAATCTTTGCAACGATTACAATAATCTGTCTGTTCTGGCTAATCCATTCGTTGACGCGGATAATGACATTTTTCAATCGGTCGGTTAATTTTTTCAATTCGCCGGCCAACGCGGAACCCACCCAAAACGCTGTCATCTTGACGACGCGCCATAATGCATTCATTGCATCCTTCAGTGCCGCCGCCGCAGCCGCATCCTCTGTTCGGATGACGATTCCCATCTTCCGCGCTTCGTCGATAAATTTATTGATGCCGGCCGCGCCGTCCTTCATCATCGGAATCAGCGATGTTCCGCTGCGGCCGAAAATCATCATCGCCGCCGCCGCCTGCCGCGTAGGGTCTTTGATTTTGCTGATTCGGTCGGCAATCAGTGTAAACTGCTCTTCCGGCGTTAAATCCTTGAGCTGCCGAAACGACAACCCCAGCATCGCAAAGGCATCAGTCGCAGTGCTTAGCCCACGTTCGGCGTCTAATATCGTTCGCTGCATCCGCCGTACGCCTACTTCAAAAGCCTTAATATCCGCACCCGATTGCTCGGCGGCGAACGCAAGTCCAGACAGACTCTCAACAGAGATACCCGTCCGTTTGGACATCTTGTCCAACGAGTCGCCCATCGAGGTAAATATCTTGGACGCCGCCGCCAAGGGCGCAAACATCACCGCACCCAATGTAACCATCTGACGGCCAAGTCGGCTAATCGACGCACCAAACGCGCGGAGTTTTCGTTCCGCCGCGCGCAGGCCGCGCACCAGAAGTGTATTGTCGGCAAACAACTCGACAAACGCTCGCCCGAATCGTATTGCACCTGCTTTAGCCATACGTATCGCCTATCGTTAATGACCCTTAAAGTATTTTCTTAGTTGGCCGATATTTTCTTTTGTTATCAACACGGTCTGTCCATTGCCCGTGCAAAACGGATTAAAATCTGACGGCTTTGCCGGCTTGCTCCGTTTGGGGTCGCGATTGCAGTTAAACAGCATCGTAAGTAGCATCGAGGTATGCTGCCAATTCTCACGCGACCGGCCTTCGGCCATCCATAACAACTCACGCAGCGTCAGCGGCTCAGGATTCAGGCCGACCAACCCCGCTAATTGCCAGACAAAGCACCATCTATCAGTTTGTCCACGTCGATTGCGTCCACCTGCATCTCTATCGCCGTTATCGCTTTGTCGATGAGCGTCTTTTGCGCCGCGACCGCCTTGGCTCTGTCCGTCCGGCCGCGGCTCCGGAAAAAATCAATCAACTCATCATAAAACGCCGTCTGCGCCTTAAGCAAAGTCGGCCCATCAAACGCATCCTGCACCTGCTGCTCGGTCAGATTGTACCGCTCAAACTGGCTCTCCATCATCGCAAGCAGCACCTCGCCAAGCAGTATCTCATCAGTGCCAAGCCGCGTTAACAATGGCGGCTCACCCATCTCGGGCTGCAGCAAATCGATATCGAGTTTTGACTTAATTTGTTTGGCTACACCTAACGTCAGGGCAAGCGTCCACGTTCGCCCCTGGCTATCCGCAAATGTTTTCATTGTTTATTCTCATCCTAACGGTGCTGTATATTCATACCATTCGCCAATCGCCGACAATTTCGCCGTTACACTTACCGTTATCGCCTCTTCAAGCGGCTCGTTGCGCGAGAAATTTGTAATCGAGAAATTCCCGACAGGGCCTTCCGCACCATCGCTGTTATGCGCATCGGACAAGGCGGCAAAGGCGATTTCGCCAGAACTCAAAAACGCCGTTTTAACCGCCTCAAAAGCCGCGTCGCCTGGCTTCCATTGCATTTCAAATTCCAGCGTACATTCACGCAGTGTCGGTGCGGTGGCTCGCCAGCCTTGATTCGCGCGCGTGGTGATATCCGCCTCGCCGGCCTCCATTGTTAATGTGACATCCTTGACATTATCGAGCTCTGTCATTGTAGCCGGGTCAAGTGCAGAGGGGGTTTCGGATGCAGCCGCAAAATACAATTTTGCATTCATTCCCAACTTGAAAGTTGTGCTCATTTTTTTGCTCCTATCTGTTTTGGTTTTTTATTTAACGGACAACATAATTTCATCTAATCGTTCGAGGCCCTTCTCAAAGGCCGGCCGCATATAAGGTCGCGCCTCGATGGAGGTGCGGATTCTTTTTTTTCTGTCGGGATTATAAATCAACGAGTACCCGCCATACTCAAGGGCTTCCGGTGCACCCACACCGCCTGATTTTCGGACAGGCCCAATGACCACTGACCTTGCGTTATAATCCACCGCGTAAAATATATTTTTCCTGACGCCACCCGTCCTTGTGTACGGCGGCTCTCCAGGCGCACTTGTTTTATTGCCTTTTTTCGGCGCCGGCCTCATCGACCATCGCGCCGCATTGCGAACAAACGCGCCGAATTTGCGAAACGCCTTGTACTGCCATTTGCTCAATGACCGCATCACAGGTGCTTTATTGACCACTATTTTGCTGACTCTAAATCCCATTACAGGACTCCGTAATCCAATCGCAAGACGCTTAAAAACGTCCGCTGCTGCATTAAAAATTCCAGCGAGTAAATCGGGTCAATCGCATCGCCGATAAAGACTGCACCGCTCATCTCTTTGCCGCTTAAGGCCTCGCGTATCTCATTGGTCAGGTCGACCATTGTTTCGACCAATGCGTTTAGGTCGTCCTGCGGCTGTGCCCGACGCATCACAGCCACATCGACCTTGTATCGTTTCAGACGCCTCGACCGCGAGGCCTGACTCAATTCAATCGACCGCGGCACAACACTGACAACAACCCCTTTGATTTGATTCATCGCCAGCGACGGCATCACCTCTCGCGAGGCGGTCAGCGGCTGCGAAAAACCAACTTCACTCGCCACGCGATTGATTTCGCCGACGATGGCATCGACAATGTTAAGGGCCTTGCTGGTCGTCATTGGTTATCCATCTACTTTCTTTGTATGGATTCGATACAGCGTTCCAAACGGGTCAGAGTATCTCCAGCATCCCTCGCCAGGCAAATACATGACCTCGTAAATCCCATTGACCATCTCAATTCTATCGCCTTGTTTGGGCTCGATGGTCATCTCGTCGACTTCGAGCGATTTTTTCTTAACAAGAAAATCAATCGCATTCGCCTCGACACTGTAGCCGTCCTCAGTCGTCGCCTGATACCGAGTCTTGCCGACCACCGCATCGCATTCGATGGCCACCGTGCCTTGTTTGTAGATGATGGTGGATGACGCAATGCCTAACAATCGTTCCGTTAGCATATCCTGACCTCTCTTTAACATGTTTTCTTTGAGTGGCAATTCAGGCCCGACCGGCAGCGATAACGTAACCACAGCCAGATTACTCGGTGTGCTGTGTGCACCGCTTATCGATGAGTAGGCCAATATCTGATAGGCACCAACAGAGACGTCTGTAATCGTAATGTCACCATCGCCCGTCAGCGTACCGGCGGTCGTCCAATCCACCTCATCAGACCGCTTGGTCAGCAGTGTGTGTGTTGCGCCGACATCGCCGACCACAGACACAATAATGACGCCGTTATCAACAGACGCTAATATCGACGGGGCAGCAGGAGCGGTCGGGATGATAATGTCCGTCGTGCCAAACCCTCGGCCTAATTGCGGGATGATGGGCATCAATCCAATCATCAGACAACCTCCACATACTTAGCAATGATTGCATCCGTACTTGTAATTGGCGCGCCGTTGATATCATAGCACTCATAGGCCTTAACAATCGTCTGGTCGACCAGCAGCTCAAGCCGCCACGGCGTAGTGGTTGTATTAATCCGCGATTGTGTCACCAATCGTGTGGAGGCCATCTCCAGCACCGCATCTCGCTGTTCGGTCGACCAGACCGATTCACCAACCGGCGCCTGCTCCAGTGCTTTTGCGGTCAGACGATGATTGCCGGCCCCATCAACCTCGGTCAGTTCGCGCATCAGTTCATCGGTATTTTCGGCCCTGACAAGCGTCTCGTGTAGTTTGCCTTGCTCGGACTCAACACCCGCGACAATCGCGTCAACCGTCGGAGGCGCGGTGTAACCGGTCGCCGCCAGACGCGATGTAATGGTCGCGTCCAGATTGTCCAGTTTGGCCGCCCGCTCGGCGGTATAATTATTGCGATGCTGTGCCAACTCATAGCCTACACCATTAAGTGTATCTTGATCTGCGATGCTGCCGGTCGGTCGCTTGTTATATAGTGTGTCAAGTTTGAGACGGTCTGCGGCGGTAAAGTCTACTGCTGTTGTATCAACGACAATCGAGGCCTCGCTGTATGCTGTCGTTATGCCGCCGTCCGTTGCGTTAACCAAAAAGATGAGACCCTCGATCGCGTGATCGGCAGCCACGGTATACTCTACATAATAGAGGCCTGTTGTGCCGGTTGGCTTAACGACTGTGCCAAGATTAATTGAACGATCCTGCCCTGCGTTATTGGACGCAGCGATAATCGGGAGAGTATCAAGGTCTTTTGCTTTGTGTAGATTATCATAACTATGTATCCAAATTTGATAGGCCACACTGCCTTCGTCCGGCCTCTCCATCATCCGCGGTACAACGATCCGCACCCTCTGAGCCTGCGTGATTGCTGAAACATCAGCCTGTGATGCCACCAGACCGCCGACGGCAAGGTTGTCAAGGTACGCCGCCCGCTGAGCCGTGTAGATTTGGGTTAACCCATACAAAGAATTCGCATCTGCTCTTGTGGACACTCGCACATCGAGCCGATTAAGAAGACTTAATTCAGTTTGATAGTCTTGCACCTTTTTCGCGACTGGATACAACGTAATGCAATTTGTTACGACATCCGGCCCAGTCCACAAAAGACTTAAGACATCAGTGTTCGTCTCCTCTTGGGTGAACGTAATCCTCCAATGACCGTTGCCGCCGTGCACTACTTCGCCAGCCGGCGGAGTTTGGACACCGGTATCTTTCGCTATGTAAAATTCAACACCTTCGGTCTTCGGACTGCCATCAGAGATTGAGATGGCAGCAATAAAAACTCTTTGGTCTGGTACATTTTTATACATTTTACGCTCCTATAACTTGCGGGCGAGATTGCAGCCACGGCTTAAACATACTCGGCGGTAACTCGTCCAACACCCAATATGGCGTAACATCGCGACGACGTAAAAAATCATAAGGTCGGGCGCTCAGGTACTTAACCTCATAATCTGCCAAACAGCGATCATAGACCTGTAACAGTTTGTGATAGCCAAACGACGTATACGCACCAAGCCTTACCTCGTATCCAACTGTATTGCGGATTTGCCCGTTTGCTGGAATGTCGTAAAAAAGGACACCATCGCCATATCCTTTTAATCGTGATCCGTCGTAAGTCAAGACAAATGTTGCCATACGTGGCAGCAGTCCACCTATGTATCTTGCACCTGCGTATAATGTTGAGAACGAATCATTATCTGTGTTAACGAAGCGGAATTCATAAGAATTTTTTGTCCTGCGTGCAATTTGCCAATCATTATTATCTACAGTAGAACTCAAGTCTCTCTTCCCCACAACAATTCTGTTTTCTGCCAACTCCTCCAGCACCAGTACTCTGCATACAATAGATATTTGGTCGGTCGGACAAAATCTATCATCTTGACCAAATGATAGATAAGTGCTTTTGCTGGCCGATACATCAAGCAGTGCTCCTTCGCTGCTATACCGTATAACAGGCCGATAACCTGACGACAAAAAATTTGCCAGATAGCGCTTACCTGCAGTTAACTCATATTGAGTTACTGCTGTCCCATCAAATTGCATCCAAGCAAGCCGCAGTCCACGCCACGCCCACGGAGCGATGCTCTCAGTCGGATTGCGAGCAATATTGGCAAGTGTCAGGCTCACTGTATCTCCTCGTTATACGTCAAGGCAGATAACTGTACACTACCGATTACAGCATTTTGGTCTGTATCGTTGCGTAAGGTGATATCAATCATCGCAGGTGATAACATAACACCTTTTACTGTAATTGATGTTTGTGTGCCTGTCGCATTATTGATTGGGAATGATCCTACAGGCGTGCCAAGTGTATCATCTGTTGCACTGCCCAGCACACGCGGATTAACCCATAGTGTATAGACACCGCCTATCGCCGGAGCAACATCGTGGTTAACCGTGAGCTGAAAATCTGCGTATCTATCTTTGTTTGTTGCATTATCGAGCGGGACAGTTATAGACTCTCCAGCGTTCAGCGACCCGTTTTCAACCAACGCCCGCAAGTTACCTGTTTGCCATTTAACTACATTAGGCATAATAGACTCCTATTATTTACACATCCACTCATTTTGCGCTACTTTAGCCACCGCTGCCAATCCAGTTGGCTCACGTCTCGGCCAATGTCTTGCAAGGACGGCTAAGTCCTTATAGTTGACAATCCCGTCTCGGTGTATGTCGCCGTAATACGTACTGTAGCACCGCGTCGTGTCCCACGTCCGCAGCCAGTTATCCGCAATCGCTGTTAGCCATTCGTGTGGCGTCCGGTTGACGCCAAACTCCAGATACCCGTATGCCTTGCCGTCGCGAAACTCTTGATAATGGTCAGGCTGGACGACGCGGAGCCGCCCATCGTCCAGCCACCGCGTATAATGCGGCCAGACGCTTGATACACTGAACACAATGGCAAAGAGCACATTCACTTTTATCATCCAATAAATCCGCGACCGCCGATAAACCCTGCCATCTCGACACCGCCGCGCCCGACGTCCGGCTTGTCCACGTCCGTGATGACATAACCTGTCCAACTCATTATGCACGCATCCTTTCTGTGTCAATTTGCGTAATCATTTATTAGCCATACACCGCTTAAGATATCGGCTGCGGATTCGAGCGTAAACCGCCCGTCGCCGTTCCACTTGTGGGCCAGCATCGCAAAATCGTAGTAATTATATTTTGTGCCCCATCGATAAATAATCCGCATCAGAAAATCCCGCTGCGAAATGACATCCACTTGATATCTGTGCGAATACAGCCGGCCATTGTATTCGATAATCGGCACCGCCTCGCGATTAACACGCGAAATCCATTGGTCATCCACATACTCCCAGACCACCGGACTTGTCGATGGGTGGTGGATAACAATCACATAATCGTTGGTTATGTAATACTGCAACGTTGGCAACCTGTTGTATTGCACGGGTTGTATATGCGATATCGGCGGCGGCGTAACTGCAATCACGCTTAACAGGATGTAAGGTAACAGGG